CCTGCTCGCGCTGATCGGGCCCTCGGTGCAGGGGACCGCGCACTACGGCGGCTCGGGGCTCTACCGCGGCGGGGCCGTCTATCGGGAGTATCAGGAGAAGCCGTCGCAGAAGTATCCGAAGGGCTTGCACCTGTGTGTCGCGGGCGGGGTGCTGCTCTACAAGGGTGATCTGCCGATTCAGGACCAGCGCGGGAACCCGACCGGGGACCTGAGCTGGACGGAGTGGCGCTATGACGAGGTGCCCGGGCGGTTCACCGGCCGGACGCCGGTAGACGACATGGTGCCGCTTCAGCGCCAGGTGAACGGCACGATGGCGCAGATCATCTTGAACCGGAAGACGCTGCTGAACCCCTGGGTGCTCGCCCCGAAGGGCTCGGGGCTAGCCCCTGGGCAAGTGGCGATGCGGCCCGGGGCCACCGTGCTCTACAACTTCGTCGGGGTCGGGGCGACGCCGCAAGTCGTACAGGGCCAGCCGCTCCCAGCGCAGATCCAGCAGGAGCGGGACGGCGCGGTGCAGGCGATGGACCGCCAGAGCCAGGACTTGCGGGCCTCACCCGACTCGCTGCCCCAGGGCACCCGCTCGGGCGTCGCGTTCAACTTCCTCCGCGAGCAGGGGGACGAAAGCTCGGTGCCGCGGCTGATCCGCTGGGGGCAGTGGATCGCCGAGCGGGGCCGCAAGCGCCTGCTGCTCGCCGCGACGCACTACCGGGAGCCGCGGGCGGTGAAGATCGCCGGAGCCGGCACCGACTGGCAAGTCCGCTACTGGCTCGGCGCCGATCTCCAGAACCAGACCGATGTGGCGGTCGATCCCGGCACGCTCGTGCCGCGCTCGCAGGCGGCGAAGACGCAGCTCATGCTCGACGCCATGGACGCGAAGGTAATCGACATCATGGACCCCAAGCAGCGCCAGCAGGTGCTCGAGGCGCTCGGGCTGCAAGAGTTTGAGAACGCGATCGGGCCGGATGTGCGCCGGGCGGACAAGGAGAACGCCTCGATGGATGCGGGCGAGGCGATGCCCTACGTGAACGATACCGACGACCATGCGGTTCACCTCGTTGAGCACGAGCTGGTGATGAAGGACCCGGCGTTCGACACGAAGCCGCCGGAGGTGCAGCAGTTCTACAAGGACCACCGCAAAGCGCACAAGGAAGCGCTCGCCCAGCTTCAGCTCGGGCTCGATCCGACGATGCAGCCGGAGGCGGGTGCCCCGACCGATCCGGTCGTGCAGCAGGCGCAGCAGGTGGCGATGCAGCTCAATCCACCACCGCCGCCCGCGCCGGACGGCATGAACGGCGGCCCCCCCGTTGCAGAGCCGCCCCCAGAAGGAGTACAACCGCCAGCAATGTAACAATCCGGTTCCGACCCGGTGAAGTCGAGTGGGAGCCGACCCCCCGAGTGGTCGCGTGGCGAGCTGGCCGCAGCCAATCGCGGTCAGGAGTGGAGCATAGCGAGCGCGCGATAGCAGCAGGGAGGGTTCCCCCGTGGCAGATGGTGTGGCGGCCCCGAGCGGGGCAGCGGAGGGCTCGAGTGGCGCCCCGGGCGCCGAAGGCCAGACTCCTACTCTGCCGGATAGCGGGGCCGGGACCGGGCAACCTGGTGGTGTGCCGGCTGGGCAGCCAGCGGCTTCCGCCGATGGCAGTCCAGGTGGCGAACCCGCGGGACAGCCCCCGACCGACGGCACCGAGCAAGACCCTGCGAAAGCGAGACCGGGACCCGGCTGGGTCCCCTGGGCCGAGCACCGCCAAGCCAAGTCCGAGATGGCCCGCATGCGCCGCGAAGCGGCCCAGGCGGCGCAGCAGTTCCAGCAGCAAATCGCCGAGCTGAAGGCGACCCGCGAGGCGGTCGCGGGCGACATCCAGCGCAAGGCCCAGGATTACGACACGCTCCAGTCTGCGCTCATGGAGCATGCCGACATCGCCGATCAGCTCTACGATCGGCTCGGGATGCCGGCGGACCGGCGGCCGACAGCGGGCCGGCGGGGCCTCGAGATTCCCCCGGAGATCGCCGACAAGCTGGCGAAGCTCGACCGGATCGACGCGGCCATCGCCAAGGTCGAGCAGCGGGAGCAGGAGACGCAGAAAGCGATCCGGCTCCAGAACACCGAGCGGGAACTCGAGGGGGGGATCAGCAAGATCCTCACCGATCGGCGCTACAAGCACGCCGACCGGCTGCTGCCACTCTGCAAAGACTACGTGCTCGAGCGCGTTCGCGAGATGGAGGACGCCTCGATGGAGGATGTGCCGCACCTTCTGGCGGAGTATCTCCTGCCCTGGGAGCAAGAGTTCCAGGCCCGCCTCGAAGGGTATCGCCAGGGCAAGACCGAGGATCTGCGGCTGCCGGCGTCGGCCGGTGGCGGGACGCAGAACCCGCTGGGGGCAAAGCCCACGGTGGGCGCGAATGATGAACAGACTTCGCGCATCGCGGAGGAACTCATCGCGCAGCGGCTTGGCTGGGGTAATGGCGCTGCGGGGTGAGGGGCTCAGGGTGACGCGGGGTCCTAGCCGGCGCTGAGCGCCGGGGAGGAGGGCCCATGGCGGTCCCGGCAATCCGAGACAACATCTCCGAGCTGAGCACGATCTTGAAGACCGTGTACGGTCCCGGAGTCGAGCAGCAGCAGAACTTGGCGGCCATGCTCTACAAGCGCTTTGCCACGAGCCAGGTGCGGTTCGGCGGCAACGCCTACGAGTTCCCCGCCCGCATGGTGAACACGCAGTCGGTGGGTGCCCGCGGCTACCGCGTCGGGCTCCCGCAGCCGGTGATGAACGTGGACGTGACCAGCCGGGTCCGCCACAAGTTCGTCTACGGCACCTTCGACATCGCCGGCCCCGACATCGAGAAGGGGAAGGGGAACGTCAACGCCTTCGTGAACACCCTGACCGACAAGATGCGGTCGCTCACGGAGATGATGCTGAAGGACCTGAACATGCAGACCTACCTGGACGGCTCGGGCGTCCGGGCGGCCTTCAGCTCGGCGGTGACGACCGGCGTCGGCACGGTGACGAACACCAAGTACCTCCGCGCCGGCATGCAGGTGAACGTGATCGCCGGCACGGACGGCACGACCATCCGGGGCGGCAACGGGGACTCCGACCCGGGCGACGGCGCCGGCACGCCCTACGCCGCCAAGCGCTTCACGATCATGTCGATCGACGCGACGACCGGGAACGTGACCCTCGGGGCCGGCTCGCCGCTGGCGGCGGTGACGCCGACCGGCGCCGTCTCCGGCGACACGATCGTCCGCCACAAGGCGATGGGCTCCGAGCTGCTCGGGCTCGGGGCGATCGTGGACGACGGGGTGGCGAATCCTGCCGCGCTCGTCTTTCAGGATATCAACCGGACCCAGAACCCGCTCTGGAAGGCGAAGGTGCTCGGGAACGGCGGCACGCCGCGAGCACTCACCCTGCCGCTCATGCAGCAGGGGCAGGACATCCCCGAGATCCAGTCGGGCCGGCGCGTCAACCTGATGGTCGGGGGCTACGGGGGCCGCGACCAGTACCTCCGGCTCCTCGTCCCGAACAAGCGCTACGTGGACCTGAAGCTCGACGGCGGGTTCCAGGTGCTCGAGTACAACGGCCGTGAGTTCCTCGTGGACGTGGACTGCCCGGACTCGATCATCTTCAACCTGGTCCGCGAGTCGATCCAGCGCTTCGGCCTGTTCGATCTCCAGTTCGTGGAGCAGACCGGCGGCATCCTGAAGCACGACTCGCTGGCCGCCGGGGACGTGTTCTACGGGTTCATGCGGATCATCGCCAACATGGGCGCACTGCAATCCAATGCGAACTCGAAGGTCGCGGACATCACGATCGACGCCGCCTACAACACCATCCCGTACTGAGCCGGAGCCGCGGCGCCATGGAGATGACGAACTACCTCCGCTACGGGGAGGGCCAGTGGGTTCGGGGGACCGGGAACCCGATCTACCAGGAGGCAGCGGCGCCCAAGAGCCCGCTCCAGATGCAGGTGATCGGGCTGGTGCCCCAGGTGCTCCCCACCGGGGAGGTGGTGATCGTCCGGACGTTTCTCACGCCCGTGTAGGAGGACGAACGATGGAGACTGCCGCTGAAGAAACGCCGACCGCCGATGATCGGGCGAAGGCGACTGAGGAAGCGATGAAGATCGTGAACGCGCCCGTTGAGAAGAAGCCGACGGTGCCTGATCTGCTCCGGGCCAACCGGGAGCTGTTCCACGAGAAGGGACTCGACGGGCTCTGGATGCAGCTCGATGATGCCTCGGGGAACGAAGCCTCGAAGCCCGAGGCACCGCCAGAAGGGACCAGCTCGCAGCCGGCGTCCGACGCCAGCGTGCCGCTCTAAGTCCGCTCGAGAGGCGGTGGGGACGTGAACGGCGAACCGCGGGATCTCCCGCCGGCTCCGCAGCCGCCCACGTTCCCACCCGTCGGCGGACGCACCCTCTCGGAGTACCTCGCGATTTACGAGGGGACGTTCGCCGAGGTGGGCCTGCGGGCTCACTGGTACGAGCTGATGGGGATCAACGCTGCGGGAGGCGTGGTGAGCCCGGGTGCGGGCTCGATCACGCAGAGCATGCTTGCCAAGCCGTCGGTCGGGACGGCCGAGCTGTTCGACAACGCGGTGACCGCGGCGAAGATCCCGGACAGCTCGATCACGGACGCGAAGATCGTCTCGCTCGCCTACGCGAAGCTGATGGGGGCCCCGACCAGTCTGCCGCCCTCGAGCTTTGCCGGAGGCGACTTGGCGGGGTTCTACCCGAACCCGATGATCGCGCCGAACGCGGTCACGGATACGAAGATCAGCTCGGTCTCTGGCTCGAAGCTGGTGAACGGCACGGTCTCGGTCGGGAAGTTCGACTCGAGCGTGACGCTCCGGCTGCCCCCGCAGCCGAGCTTGCCGACGGACTTCGGCCGGATCCTCACCTGCGACCCGGGCACCGGGTTCATGGTCTGGCTGCCGCCGACCGGCGGGGGCGGCAGTGGGGGTCCCCCGTCGGGCGCAGCCGGCGGGGATCTCGTCGGGTTCTACCCGAACCCGGGAATCGGGCCCGGGACGGTAACCCGGGCGAAGACGACCAGCGATCTCTGGCTGCCGCCGATCCCCGGGGCGCCCGACGTGGGCAAGGTGCTCACCGTCTCGCCGGGGCCCGTGCTCACCTGGGCGACCGGCGGCGGAGGAGGCGGCTACTGGAGCTTCGATGGGGTCGAGTTCCTGCTCCCGACCGTCACGGGCGGCGGGATCAAGTTCGACTGGCAGTCGAGCGGGGTGGTGTTCGCCTACTCGACGGGAGCGAAGCCGAGCCGCCGGACCGGCGTGGACGGTGACAACCAGGCGCTCCGGCTCTCCGGCGGCGATACAGGCATTTTCTTCTGCGACGACAGCCAATCGGTCTATGCCACCGTGGCGTCGGCCTCTGCGGGGCTCTGGCGGCTCGGAGACGCCACCCTGGCAACGGAGCGGCTCGAGCTGGCGACTGGTGGTATCCAGGTGGGGGCGGCGCTCACCACCAAGGACGGCACCATCCAGTACAGCGCGGGGCACTTCTTCGGCCGGGTGGCCGGCGTGTGGACGCAGCTCGACAACGCGGCGGGCTATCCCCCGACGGGCTTGGCGTCGGGGGACCTGGCCGGGAGCTATCCCGCGCCGACCATCGCGGCCGGCGCGGTCACCACGGCGAAGATCGCCACGGGGGCCGTGGACGGGACGAAGATCCCTGCCGGGACGATCACTGCGAGCCACATTCTCGACGGCGAGGTGAAGACGGCCGAGCTGGCGGACAACGCGGTGACGCAGGCGAAGCTCGAGGTGCCGCTCCAGGTGCGCCTCCCGCCCGCGCCGGGCACGCCGAGCGACGGCGGCAAGTACCTGTGGGCCGACGTGGACGGCACCATGCACTGGATGAACGTCAACTGGCTCAAGCAGGGCAACACGGTGGCGCCCTACGACCCGACGACGCTCGTGGTTGCCGTCCCCGGGGATGCCGACGGCTACGCCTACCAGTGGGGCAACCGGACGGTGAAGAACCGGCTTCGGGCGGGCGTCGCAGGCGACTGGTGGACGCTCACGATGAACCGCGGGGGCCCGACCGCGGCGCCGGATGACTCTGCGAAGTCGAGCTGGTCGATCCGCAACGGGCTCGACACCGACGCGCTCGAGATCGAGCACACGAAGGTCGGGGTCGAGACGATCAACCTGCTCAAGCTGTTCGGGGGCACCGGGCTCACGCTCACGGGCCATGCGAACCAGCAGCTCTCCCTGAGTCTCTGGGGCTTCGCGAACCAGTCCTTCGGCACGCAGCTCAACGGCTACGCGGGCCGGGGCTCGCCGACGGGCCCGAGCCCGATTCTCTCCGGCGACCAGATCTTCACGATCCTCGCCAACGGCTACTACGGCACGGGGTCGGGGAACTACAGCCAGCAGGCAAACATCTCCTTCAACGCGGTCGAGAACTGGACGGCCTCCGCTCGGGGCACTAACATCCAGTTCCAGACGACTCGCCTGGGGGGCACGAGTCCCGCCACGGTGGCGACGTTCACGAACGCGGGGGTTGTGGTGGTTCCTGGTTCCCAGGACACCACGGAGCAGAGTGCGCTGCTCCTCGGGGCGCGCACGATCAAGGCGCGGCTCCACGCGCTGCCGGGGCTCGACTGGACGGGCATCACGCAGAACCAGCGCTACGACGGCTCGGCGTGGAACCGGGACGACGCGACGAAAGCAGCCTGGCGCACGGTGCAGCGGACCGATATCGACCAGTGGGCGGTTGAGCACGTCTCGACCGCCGGGGCGAACAGTGCCCCGCTGGTCGTGGATGGGGCGACGGGCAACGTGACCGCGCTCGGGTTCCTCAAGCATCGCGCCTACGCCGGCAGCCTCTACGCGACGCCGAATGCCCAGGGGATCAACAACGGGGTGACCGCGCAGATCCTCCTCCAGAACGTCTGGGTGAACAACGTCGGCATGAGCAATGCCGGGGCGGGCGAGATCCACGGGCCGGGCTTCGACTGCTGGGCGGTCGGCTCCGCGCTCGTGCAGACCAGCGTGGCGGCGGGCGGGCTCGGGATCACCTGCAACCTCGAAAGCTGGAACGGGTCGGCGTGGGTGATCGAGGCGACGCTTTGGTACAACTCTACCATGTCCTACTTCATGGTGGACTGCGCGCGGCCCATGCTGGCGGCGGAGCGCTGGCGGCTCAGCATGACGAACGGCAGCGGCAGCAATCTCACGATCAGCCGGGCGGAGTTCTGCGTGATCGTGGTGGGAGCCCTGTGATGGCAGACGTGATGCGAGAGCGCCTCGCGACCTACGAGCAGCAGCTTCAGGAGCAGGTGGCGCGGCGGACGAACCTCAAGGAAGCGCTCGACGCCTGCGACGCCAACGTCAAGCGGCTCGAGGGTGCCTGCGGGGCGCTCCGCGAGCTGCTCCAGACTGCCGAGCCGCCGGCCGTCGTGTCCACCGGGAACGGGGCCGATCCGCTCCCGGAGGAGCCGGAAGTCTGATGCCGGAGCCCGCTACAGCCCCTACCGCCGCCCCTGGAGGTAGACCTTCCTGGTGTGGCGGGCTCCGGCATTCGATGAGGGGTGGTGGTGTGGGCTCTGGGCGCGGGTCGGTGAGGGTGCAGACGTGGGGGAGCAGGTGGGCTCACTGCCCCGCGCTCGGAGGGATCGACTAGATGGCCGTTCAGCTCCACACGCTCTGGGAGCGGTATCCGGACCAGCCCCAGCAAGACATCGTGGACACCTGGTCGGAGATCGTGCCGGGCACCAGCTCGGGTGGGGAGCCTGGCCCACCGGGGCCCCAGGGGCCCGCAGGACCGGCTGGGCCTACGGGTCCCGCCGGACCGGGTGTGCCCCCAGGCGGGACGACGGGGCAGCATCTCGAGAAGGCGAGCGGGGCGGACTACGCGACCATGTGGGCCGACCCCCCGACTGGCGTCGGGATCAGCGCCACGTGGAACTGGAAGGTAGCGGACGGCACGACCGACCCTGGGATTCGCAACCTCTCGCCCGACGTAGCCGGCGCGGCGACCATGCTGCGGTTCTCGACCACGACCGTCGCTGGGAGCGACGCGCACAACGTCCTCGTCACCACGCAGCCGGGCGACGTGCTGCTGATGCAGACGCGGATCGACGCGAGCCAGTGGGGGAAGGTGCAGGTGCGGGCTCCGGTGATCGACCACGGGACGTGGTTTGAGGTGCCGATCACCGTGCTCGCACAAGGTACAGGCGGCCTGCCGGCGAACAACCAGGATGTGATCGTCAACTTCCAGCGCTCGGGGGCGGCGCCCGGCGCGCAGTGGACCGACGACACGAGCGGCGAGGATGTGTACCGTCCCTCAACTGCCGGGCGCGGCATCGGCCTTGACGCCTGGGCGGGCATCTTCTGGGGCGCTCCCGCTGGGACCGGCCTGCCGTCGATCCGGGGCGGCACGGCCGACCTGACCCTCCAGTGCGACGCGGCTAGCTCGATCAGCCTCTCGCCTGGCGGTGGCCTGGCACTCGGGGTGCAGGCCAATCAGGTTTACTGCGAGCCGAACCTGTATGTGAACGCCGGGCTCCAGCTCGCCGCCTACGAGGGCACGCCCCCCGATGGCTCCCTCCAGTACGCCAGCGGCCATGTGCAGGCGCGGCTCGCAGGGGCGTGGACGAACCTCGATCCGCCCGTGATCGCCTACCGCCACGTGCAGGCGAGCGCCGCGACCACCTGGACCATCCCCCACAACCTCTCCTTCCGGCCGAACGTCGCCGTGGTGGACAGCACCGGGCGGGAAATCTGGCCGGGGGCGACCGACTATCCGAGCGCCACGAGCGTGACCCTCACCTTCTCGGCCGCCGTCGCAGGCGAAGCCTACTTGAGCTAGGGACCTAGCATGCCGACCATCTACGGCGCCGTCGATCTGGTCAAGAACGAGCTGCGGAATGCGGTGGTCCAAAACTTGGGCTCCGCGCCCGCGAGCCCCGTGAAGGGGCTGCTGTACTTCAACTCGGCTGACAACACGCTCTACTGGTACGACGGGACGACCTGGGTGGCGGCGAAGTCGGCGGGTGCGCTCTCCCCGGCAAGTACAGTCACCACGCAGGCGGTGGGCGACGCCCCGGTCGTCGGCACACTCACGAACTTCGCCCGGGAGGACCACAAGCACGGGATGCCGGCGTTCGGTGGCACCGTCGCTGCCGAGACGACGTTCAACATCGCGTCGAGCGTCGGTGCCGCTGCCACGATCGCGCGCTCCGACCATACCCACGGCTCGCCGGTCCATGACGGCGGGGCACACTCGACCATCCCGCTGAACGCGATCGGGGTCCCGACCGGCGCGGTCAGCATGAACAACCAGAAACTCACGAACCTGGCGGCGCCGACCGTGGGCTCGGACGCGGCCAACAAGACCTACGTCGACAGCGCCATCAACGGTCTCTCGTGGAAGGACACCTGCCGGGTTGCCTCGACCGCCAACGTGGTCATCGCGACGGGCGGGCTCATTGCGGTGGATGGTGTCACCGTTGCGGTGGGTGACCGGGTCCTCCTGAAGAACCAGACCACGGCGTCCCAGAACGGCATCTATGTTGCGGCGTCTGGTGCCTGGACCCGTTCGACCGACGCCGCCGCCCCCGCCGACATCCTCCAGGCCGCCGTCTTCGTCTCCGAGGGCACGACCCAATCCGACACCGCCTGGGTGATGACCACCAACGCGCCCATCACGATCGACTCGACCAACCTGACCTGGGTGCAGTTCGGCGCTCCCGCGAGCTACGTCGGTGGCGCCGGCTTGACGCTTACCGGCAACACCTTCGACGTCGGCGCCGGCACCGGGATCACCGTCGCTGCCGACACGGTGGCGGTGGACACCACCGTGATCGCGACCCGGGCCTACGTGGACGGTGGCATTGGCACCACCGCCCTCATTACGGCTGGCAACGGACTCACGAAGACGGGTCAGACCGTGGATGTGGTTGGGGGCACGGGCATCACGGTCGCGGCCGATTTGGTGTCCGTCGATACGACGGTCATCGCGACCCAGTCCTACGTGACCACCGCCATCACCGGGATGGCGAAGAAGTTCGCTGCCGCGCTGACGGGCACCGCCAGTCCGGAAACGGTGACGCACAATCTGAACACCCGGGACGTGCAGGTGACGGTGCTGAATGGCGCGTCGCCCTACACGGCGGTCGAGGTCGATTGGGACGCGACGACCGTCAACACCGTGACGGTCCGCTACAATCCGACGCTCGGCGCCGGCTACCGCTGCGTGGTGGTGGGCTGATGCCGCGCGAGTACGGCCCGACGAACGCGGCCCCGTGGGCGAGCGCCCCTGCCGTGGGGCCTGCCGGGGACACCTACTGGAACACGGCCACGAAGGTCCTCTACGTCTCCGATGGCACGTCGTGGATTGCCGCCGGGCCTGGCGCGGGAGGGCCGCCCTCGGGTGCGGCGGGTGGGGACTTGCAAGGGACCTATCCCAATCCCACGATCAAGCCGACTTCCCTGCCGTGGACTGATGACGGGACTGCCGTCAAGCCGACGACGGCGGCGCGCTCGGTGATGGTCGGGGCGGCGACGGCGAAGTGGCGGCTCGGGGATTCTAGCGGGGCGTCCGCAACCGGTGACTACCAGCTTCGCTACAACTGTGTCTCGGCGGGGGGCGTCACGGACGAGGTGACCCACCCCGCCTGGGCCGCACGCATGGGCAACGCCGACGACTTCGCGCTCTTCCGCTCGGTCGCCGGGGCCTCGGCGTCCTTCGTGCAGCAGTTCCAGGTGAAGGGCAGTGACGGCAAGACCTACTGCACGCTCGCGGACCAGAGCGTCAACATCAACATGATCGCGGCGGGCAACACGCTGCGGGGCATCGTCAGCGTCGCCGTCCCCACCAACTACTCCAACCTGAACACCAACGTCTGGGTCGAGCTGATGCGCTCACCGAGCATGACCACTCGGGCTCCGTGGGTGCTCGTCACCTGCAACATCTCCGGCTTCGTGACCGTCAACCCCACGGGCGGGACCGTCTACTTCGGCATCTGGCGTGATAATTACGCAACCGCCCTCACCTGGGCGGCTTACCCGGTCAAGTCCCCCGCGACCGCCAACACGCAGATGATCCCGCCGACGTTCGCCTACTGGGACAACTGCGGCGCCGGCTCGCACAATTGGAGCATGTCCCTCTACCAGGGCACCAACACCCTCTTTGGGACCTTCAACGATTCCGCTGCCCAAGGGAAGCTGCAAGTGATGGAGTTCGCCTGATGCCCACCGTGTACGCCTGCGATACCTGCCACCAGACGAGCCAGAGCCTCGACGGCTGGCTCATCGTCTCGGTCAACTTCATTCGCCAGGATGCGGCCACGCCACTCTCTGGCCGGGTGCTCGACTCCACTGCTCCCGACCTCTTGTTCGACAAGCTAGAGTGCCGCCAGGCGTGGTGCGTGAAGGTGGGGATCACCGATCCGGGCCTGCCGCTGGCGATGCGAGGAGCCTCCACGTGACCCCCGATCGCACGATCGTCCGGGCACTGCGGCGGATCAATCCGCAGCTCTCGCTCGAGTGGGACACCGAGCACGAGTGCTGGGCGGTCTACCACGATCTCCCCCACGGGCTCGGGCGCGTGGACGAGCTGGTGGAGAAGATGGCGACCGAACTCCAGCTCACCTATCTCGAGCAGGGCTACCACGTGCCGCGGGAGGAGGCGGGCCGGAACTGCCTCGCCGCGGTCAAGCGGGCCGCGCTCGTCTGCTACGTGGTGAATGACGACGGGAGCTTCCGGCCGCTCGACGGCCGGCTCGTGGAGAAGCTCCAACGCATGGACCACCTGCGGCGCAACTGCGGGATCCGAGACTGGCAGGAGATGCTCGAGGCGCGGCGCTACGCCGCCGACCGTGCCGCGGCGCTCCAGCGAGAGGATTTCTACACCTACCAGTCCCGCGATGCCGTCTTGAAGCGCGTGCTCTCCGACGTGCTGTGGGAGATTCCCGTGACGCGATCCGTGCAGATGAAGCGGCCCGAGGACGAGGAGGAGGAGCACCTCCCGCCCGATGACGAGGAGCAGGAGAAGGAGCCCGATGAAGAACCCAAAGCGGGTCCGGATCTCCCCCCGGATCAAGCGAGCTGAACGCGCCGAGATGACCGCGCTCGGGCAGGGCAAGAGCCACGCCGCGGCCGAGCGGATCGAGCGCAACGCGCTCCGGGCGCAGCCCGTGACCCGCTCGAGTGGGCGTGGAGGGCGCTCGAGCGCCCGGTAGGAGGCAAGCATGGCGAAGATGGTGAGTGTGCGGCCGGAGATCCTCCGGGCCCCGGTGTTCCTGCGGGAGCCGCTGGTGCTCGGGCGGGAGGAGATCGTGTGGCCGCCGGGCTCGGTGGCGTTCGAGCCGGGCATCGTGACCGAAGTCGAAGACCGCCACGTGCCCGGGATCATGGAGTACTTCGGGATGACCGGGCTGGTGGTGCTCGCCCCGGACGAGACCCGGGAGGAGGCGCTTCAGCGGGCGCAGCTCAAGCGGGTGGAGTTCCTGACCCGCCAGATCCTCCGCTTCCGGGAGGAGCAGGCGATGCGCTCGGCGCAGCACCTCGAGCCGCTCATGCCGTCGCAGTCCCTCCGGCTCTTGTTCAAGGAGCTGGGCGTGCTGCGGAAGGAAGTGCTGGCAAACGACCCGCTCATGGTGGAGGCGCTGCCGGCGCTCGAGGCGCCCCCGATCGCCGATCCGCTCCGGGAGGAGCTGACCGCGCTCGGGATCCCGCCCGAGGCGGCCCCGCTCGTGCCGAAGCAGATGGGCGCCGTGCTCGGCTTGGAGGTGTGAGATGGGCCCTGGGGGCGCATACGACGCGAGCCAGATGGAGGCGGCGCGGCAGGCACGGCTTGCCGCCACGCAACGGGCGGGGGGGCCGTCCCCTGGGGGGGCATCGCCTGCTGACATCACGGGCGCAGGGCCGGGTCTTCTCGGCGTCGCGCAGGGATTGCAGGCGCAGCAGGGCGGCGTCCCGCAGGCGCGAGCGCTGCAACCCTGGCAGCGGGCGGGCTTGCGGCAGGCCGCAGCCGGCGGCGGGATGGAGGACTACCTCAGTGCTCACCCGGGCGTCGCCGAGCACATGCAGCGGGTGGCTGCCGGAGGCGCGACCACGCCGGGCATGGAGCGCTTCGGGCAGAACATGCTCGCCGCCCGTACGCAGCAGGGGATGGCTGCGGAGGCGGGTCGGCAGATGCAGCCGGCGGCTCCTCCGAGCGGTGCCGTGACGGGCGACAACGCGCAGGATCAAGCCCGGCTCGCCGCTCAGAATGCCGCTCAGCGGCAGCTCGGAGCCGCTGGAGCCCCGGGAAGCCCCTGGGCAGGGGCGACGATGCTTCCCCCCCGCACGCAGGGCCCTATGAGCATGCAGGGCGTTCGGCCCATGCCGCGGGGCGGATTCGGCCCGCGGCCGGCACCGCCAGGACGGGCCCCGGCCGCAGCCGCCGGACCGCCGGGACAGGCCCGGCCGGCTCCTCGAGCGCAGGCGCCTGCTCGGCAGGCACCCGCTCGGCCAGCACCACGTCGGCCCGCTGCCCGCGGGCGGAGATAGGCCCATGGCCGGGAAGTGGATCCAGCATGCGCGGGAGGAGATGCAGCGCAAGGGGACCGAGGGCGCCTTCACCAAGCAGGCGAAGTCCGCCGGAGAGAGTGTCGGGGGCTACGCGAGCAAGGTGCTCGCGAAGGGCTCTGGGGCCAGTGCGCTCACGAAGAAGCGGGCGGTGTTCGCCCAGAACATGCGGCGGATCGCCCGCTCGAGGCGGTGAGTGGCGATCTACGACGTGCGGGCGCGTGCCTCCGAGCTGGAGGAGGAGGCGAAGCAAGGGGCTCGAGCAGCGCCGCGAGCCGCGCAACCGCCGTGGAAGGATGTGCGGCGGGAGGCAGCGAGCGTGCGCCGGAGCATTCCCCAGGACGTGCGTATGCTCCAGAACGAGCCCGAGCGCCCGTCCGTGCCCCCGCAGCCGACGACGGGCAGCGGGCTCTCGGCGAACGTCTACCGGGAAGGGAATGCGGTGCAGTCGCCGCCGACCCGGCTCGGGGAGCCGAACCCGGCCACGGACCGCTCGCTCGAGCAGCAGCAGGCGGAGCGGGACGCACAGCTCCGGCAGGGTGCTCCTCCGTCCCGGCTGGAGCGCCAGGGTGCCTACCTGGATCGTTCGGACGAGCGGGCGGAGCAGGATCGCGCGGCAGCGGAGCAAGGGGACCGGGAAGCCGGGGACCGCCTCCGGGACTACGAAGCCTGGAAGGAGATCTACGGGCGCATGAGCCCGCGGGACCAGGAGCGCGAGGAGCGGCTGCAAGACGACTTCGCGAGTCGCCAGCAGGGCATGGACGACTACGTGCGGGATCACCCGGGCTTCCGGGTGGACCAGAACGGCGATCTCTACGCCGACAACGTGACCCCGGAGGAGGGCCGCGACATGAAGCGGCTGATGCGGGAGCGGGACCGCGCCGGGCGGCGCATCGAACAGAGTCACCGACCCTACGTGCAGGGTCGGGTGCAGGGGCGTCTCGGCCCCCGCTAGGAGGAGACGATGGGCTACACAGCACCAGTGCCGGGATTCGGGAAGCTCGAGGGGCAGCAGGCGCGGGATTTCATCGGCGGTGACGGGGGCGGACCAGGCCAGGCCGACATGGCGCCCCAGCAGCAGCCGAAGCGCATGCCTCCGCGGCTCGCGAAGAAGGGCACGAAGAAGCAGGCGCGGGCGTTCGGCCGCAAGTAGTGGCCCGGCTCGAGCGCGTGGCGCCGAAGCTCGGGCCAGATCCGGGCGGCCGGATCCACACGGGCTTCGATGATCCCCGACTGCCGTCGGAACCGGCGAAGCTCGGCATGGATCGGCTCGGCCCGATCCGGCGGAGCTACACGCCGCGGGCGCCGATCCCGCGGACGGGACGGCGCAGGGGGTGATGCATGCCGATCCCAGGGGCGCGCTACCGCTGGAAGACCTATTCCTCGGGCAAGAAGGTCCGCCTCGCCTTCCAGGGGAACAAGGTCGTGGAGGTGAAGCCGAAAGGCGGGGAAGCGAAGATGATCGGGCGCGCGAGTCCGCGCCGCTCGAGCGGGAGGTGACATGGCAAGCGGGGTGATCGTGGTCTTCGGCGGCAAGAAGTCGGCGGCCGACGACAGCCAGGACGACAGCGCGAGCAAGGATGAGACCCCGGAGCCGAGTCGCGATGACCAGGGTCCCGCCTCCGCCAGCTCGAAGCCGACCGACATCGAGGAAGCGAACCGCCAGGCGCAGGAAGACTTGACCCGCGCCCAGACGACGGCGGCGTCCGCCTCGGAGCGACGGCGCAAGCGGCTCGCCCGGATCTCGGCCCAGCGGCTCCGCAGCCGCGGGAGGAGCTGAATGGCGGCACCGGCCCCCATGGCGCTCTGGCAGATCAAGGCGCTGGTCAACGCCCACCTGGTTCACACCCGGCCCGTCGGCACGGGCGAGCTGAACGAGGCGATCAACTTCGGGCTCGGGAAGGTCCGCCGGGCGCTGCGCTCGGTGCGGCCGCAGCCCCAGCTCTCCTGGGTGGACAACTTCCAGCTCGTGGCCGGGCAGACCGAGTACGATCTCTCGACGGTCTCGCCGCCGGTCGCCAAGCCGGTGAAGTTCGTGGTGCCGCAGGCGACGGGCTCGGACCAGCTCATCCTGTTCCGCTACTTCGCCTCGGAGTCGGAGGACTTCCAGCAGGCCGAGAACAACCCGCAGGGCGGCTACACCTGGGTGCTCTACGATCTCATGGACGGGCTGTTCCCGGGGACAGCGCTCACGGTCGCCGCGGCGACGGCGAACACGCTCCAAGTGCAGTCCGGGCAGACGCCGTTCCCCGTCGGCACCTACTTCACGATCCCCGGCGGGGGAGCTGGAGCCCCAGCCGCCCCGCCGCCGGGCTCGCTCCTGATCCCGACCGACTACTACGGGATCGTGACGACGGTCTCGAGCCAGACCATGGGCATCGCCCCGGACTGCCTGACTCCGCCGCTGGCCGGCTCGGCGGTGACGCAGCTCCGCCGGAAGTTGCTGCGGCTGGTGCCGGCGCTCAATCGCTCTGCCACGGGCCGCTTCTGGTATCAGTACACCCGCGAGCGGCTCAGCGCTGACGGCGATCTCGTGGAGCCGCTGGTCGCCGAGCATATCGACTGCCTGGTCTCCTACGCACTCTCGGTGCTCAAGCTCTCCGTCGGCGATGCGGATACGGATCGCTGGCTCTCGCGCGCGGAGGCGATGCGCTCCGAGATGATGCAGGACGTGGATCTGGGCTCCTGGCAGAACACCGAGGCGCTCGGCTCAGACCTGATCGGGCTGGTGGACTGGTGAGCTACCCCGTCGCCTCGCTCGACTTCCCGCCGAACTGGCAGGGACTCTACGCCCGGGACCAGCTCCTCCCAGACGAGAGCCCGGAGCAGTACGCACTGGTCGCCGACAACGTGGAGTTCTACGGCTCGGTGATGAAGAAGCGCCAGGGCTCGTTCCTGCTGAACGGGCTCTGCGACACGCTTCAGAACCAGATGGACTCCGGGGACACGATCCTGCCGGGGCTCGAGCTGTTCGACTGGAGCTACCTCTCTGACACGCTCATTGCCGGGCAGCTCGTGAAGATCCAGGTGATCGAGCCGGGCGACCCGAACCGTTACACCGTGGTCACCTTCACGATCAGCTCGGTCAATGCCTTTGGGGACATCACGGTCACGCCGGCTGCGCCCTACAATCTGCCGGCGGGTTCGCTCGTGCTCTACCTTCCCTGGACGAGTGGGAAGCGGATCGGGGGGCTGTTCCAGGCGAAGTTCCGTAACGGGGCCTTCCCGATGCTCGTGAACGCGGTGGACAACACGACCGGCGTGCTGAGCCTCCACGTGCAGGCGAACCGCCAGTGCCGCCCGCTCAACCTGACCGCTCGGATCCCGCAGACCACGGTCTCGGTCACGTTCGGCACGGGGGTCTCGGTGAACATCGGGAAGTTCACGAGTGTGGAAGGGCTCGCCATCGGGGATTGGGTGAACTTCCCGGCGGGCCCGGCCGGGCAGCAGAATGCCCGGGTCTCCTACGTGAACCCGGCGGACAACACCGTGGTGCTCGATCCCACGACGCCGGTCTTCCCCGCACCGACGGCGGGCATGGTGGTGCGGTTCCTGCCGACCACGTGTCCGGGCCGCATCACGCCCTCGCGGCCGATCGGGCTTGGGAAGCTCTCGGCGTCCCACATGGGCAACCGGACGCTTCTGGCTCAGCCGCAGTTCTCCCCGCTGCGCTACGCGCACACGGACTCTGCGGTGCTCGACGTGATGGTGTCCACGGGGGCGCCCTACGATACCTTCCGGACGATCTCGGCGCTGCCGGCGGCGCTCGTGGGCCGGCAGGTGGTGCTCTCGGACATCGCGCCGGACAGCGCAGGGCAGACGCATCTCCGGACGATCTCGGCGATCACCGGGTTGCAGGTGACGGTGACCCCGGCACTCCCGTGGGCGCTCTCGCCGGGCTGCCTGGTAGACGTGTGTGCCGTCTCCCGGGTGGGCATCCGGGCGCCGGTCAGCATCCCGACGCTGGCGCAGGGGACCGGCGGCTTTATGACCACGGGGAGCTTCAGTGTCCGGATCACCTACGCCTCCACGGAAGGCGGCGTCTGGGTGGAGTCGGAAGCCTGCAAGGAGACCGCCCGGATCACCCTGGTGGCGCCGAACAACGCGCTCGTGATCTCGAATATCCCGGTGCCGCTCGATCCCCGGGTGACCGAGAAGCGGATCTACCGCACGGCGGCCGGGGGCGATGGGGTCTGGTACTTCATCAAGTCGATCGCGCCCTCGTTGACGACCTACACGGAGATCCAGACCGAGGCGGGGCTCGGGATCCAGCTCGAGGAGTTCGTCAACTACCCGCCACCGGAGACGATGGAGGTGGTCGTTGAGTGGCCGCACGCGCAGCGGCTCATGGGGATCGCACAGGTGGGCCAGGATGCCTGGGCGGTGGTCTGGTCAGACAGCTACGACGTGAACCGGGCGCAGGTGAAGCCCGAGTGCTGGCCGATCGACAACTTCCTGTTCGTCGGGCTCGACTCGGGGGATAAGCCCCGCGGGATCGCCGCGTTCTACGACTCGATGCTGGTCTTCTGTGAGCGCTCGATCTGGCGCATCCAGGGCACCCCGCCCGATCTTGTGATCGAGCCCGTGAACTTCCAGCAGCACGATCAGAGCGGGATCGGGCTCGAGTCCCACCAGTCGATCGTGGTGGACCAGAACGAGGTGATCTTCCCCGGGCCCGATGGGGTCTACCTGATCGACCGCTTCCAGGGGGTCGCCACCGGCTTCCAGAGCCAGCGGATCAGCCGCCAGATCGACAACCTCTGGGACGAGACCTACGCTACCCGGCGGAACCGGGCCCACGGCTGCTTCGTGCGCTCCCGGCGCCAGTACCGCCTGTTCTGGCCGCTCCAGTCGATCACGCAGACGGAGGAGCCGGACACGGTGTTCACCTACCAGTTCGACGCCGACGTGAACGGGGCGCCGCACTTCTGGGCGCTCTGGCACTTGACGCAGGACATCTTCGGCAACCACCGGCTGCCCTCGTGCTCGACGGTGGCGCAGCCGGAAGCCGGGGACGGCTACCTGTTCGCCTCGGTGAAGGAGGTGAACTTCATCGGGACGGCCGACGGCGCGGTGCTCGGGCTGGACTACATGTTCGACAACGTGAACAACGGCTTCGTAGATTTCTCCCTGCTGCCCTACCGCTTCGAGTACCGGACCCTCTGGTTCAATCCGGCCGGGGAGTTCGGGCTCACCGCGCTCGGCCGCTACCTCCACGTGGCGCTCCAGACCTACCAGCCCGGCGCGCACCAGCCGAACCCGCCGGCTCCGGCGACCACGACGCTCCGGCTCGAGCTGCGCTCGAGCTACATGGAGCGGCCCGCGCTCGGCTCGGTGCCGCCGAACGTCGCCTTTGATCTCGCCCCGATCGTGGTCGGGCCGACGGGGGGGCTGCCGTACCTCTACCGGCTCGTGCTGCTCTGCCGGGGCCAGTACCACCAGATTGCCTTCGTGGACGATCGCCAGGACCGCATGGTGGAGCTGCACCGCATGGCCTACTTCTTCCAACGCCTGCCCGAGACCGTGATTGCCGAGGACTACGTGCAGGTGGAACCGCTCGACTGAGAGGCGCCCCATGGCAAAGGCATCACTGCACCAGCTCGCACAGGCGAAGAAGAAGGGCGGCGGCACGCAACGTGGGGCCGCTCCCGCGCCGGCTGCCCAGCCGCAGGCGGCGAACACCGATCCTGGGCGCTACCAGGGCCCGCCGGGAGCCGGTGGCGCTGAGGGGGATCCCGCGAGCATGAGTCCGAAGCAGCGCCGGCAGGCCGCGCACAAGGCGCAGGTGCAGGCGGGGCAGGACATGCAGTCCCGGATGGATCCGAGCGACCCGCGCCGGTACATGAACCCGCGCAAGCTCTACAAGCGCTCCATGGGCCGGAGCGCGGACAGCGAGTACGCGCCCTACAGCCGGATGCGGAACGTGGAGGATGCGCGCTCCCAGCTCGGATTCGGCGAGCCCCAGGAGCAGCTCACCAAGCACTACGAGGAGGATCTCGCGGCTGGGGCGCCCGTGGACTACCAGGAGCCGAAGCGGGAGACCGAGGAGTGGCGCCCGCAGATGAACCAGCTTCAGGAGTACGCGATGGAGCACCTCGGCCAAGGGCTCACGCCGGACGAGGAGAACGCGATCCGGGGCCGGATGCGGGATGCGTTGGCTGCCTCCCAGCAGCAGGCGCAGTCAGAAGCCAGCTCCCAGATGGCGGCGAGTGGGCTCGAGGGCTCGGGGATCGCCGGAGCCCGGGCGCTCCAGCTCCAGCGGGCGCAGCAGCAGGGCACCGCGGACATCGAGCGCGAGATCACGACGCAGAACCTCGCCCGCAAGGGCGAGCTGGAGCAGCTCGCCTCCCAGACCGGCCAGCTCTCGCTCGGCGAGGGGCGGCTCTCCGAGGCAGGCCGCGAGTACGACGTGTCTGCCGAGCAGGCGCGGCAGCGAGCCGTCGAAGCCGGCATGGGCGACATCACCGGGCTCGAGAGCGGGCAATTCGAGGATCTGCTCAACTACGCCGAGAACGCGCGCCAGGCGAAGGCATCCCGGGAGGCGAGCCGCCGGGCCGCCCGGCTCGCGCAGCCGAGCGGGCTCGAGACCGCCGGCACGATCGTCGGGAGCATTCTCTGATGGCGTACCCCTACGACACCTACCAGAACCCGGACGAGGTGAGCCGGCTGAAGGAGCTGGGCCAGTCTGTGCCGTCGGGGGTGGACATCGTGGGCCCCGGCGACGAGGTGACGCCCCAGGAGCGGAAAATCTACTTCCCGCAGGGCGAGCCCGCCCCGCAGCATCGGGGGGCGCTCGCCGAGCTGGCGTTCTCGAGCAGTGCGAGCGGCGAGGGCCAGCAGCAGCAGCTCGGGGCGCAGAACGCCCCGCCAGCGACGCCAAGCCAGCCGCGCGCCTCCCAGGAGGCGCAGGCCGCGAAGACACAGCCGTCGGCCCAGATGTGGACGCAGGACCCGGTGGGCTACGGCAAGGCCGCCCAGAAGCGGGGCCAGATCGCCGGCATCGCCGGGATCACGAACTTCGTCGCCGATGTGGTGAAGCTCGCCGCGGGGGCCTACGGAGCGGCTGGTGGTGCGGCTGCCGGAGGAGCTGCCGCGGGTGGAGGAGCAGGAGGAGCCGCAGCCGGTGGCGAGGCGGCCGGTGCCGCCGTCCCGGCGGCGACGGAGACGGGTGCGGCGACTTCGGTTCCCGCCGGCTCGGTGGAGACGCTCACGCCCGGCGGGTCGCCGGAAACGTCAACCCTGGGAACCCCGAGCCCGAGCACCTGGGACACGATCAAGAGCGGGTATCAGCAATACCAGAAATACCGCAAGATGCTTGGCGGTGGCGGTGGCGGGGGTGGGGGGACTGGTGAAGCCGATCTGAGTGGCGAGGCAAAAGCCGCGCAGAAGGGGGCCATGTCGGGCGACCCGGGCGGCGGCGTGAAGGCGGGGGTCAAGTACCTCGAGGATCGCAAGCGCCAGGCGCTCGATCTGCTCTCCGGGAACTACATGTCGCCGACGCAGGGCGGCTTCTGGTCCACGCAGGGGTGAGCTGATGGCGATCGACATTCCCAGCGGGGCGCTCGGCCGGGGCGGGATCCAGTGGTTCACGCAGGATCCCGTGGCGGCGGCGAAGGTGGCGCGCGGGGAGCGCCAGGCGAAGGCGCTCGGGATGCTCGGGGCCGGGCTCAAGCGGGGCGTCACGAACTACATGAAAGGCGGGCTCCGCGGGGTGATCGACCCGCAGTATGCCGAGGAGCAGGAGCAGGCAGCGAAGGAAGACGCCGAGCTGAGCGCCCGGCTCGGGGACCAGACGGACAAGGCCGTCGAGGAGAACAAGCAGCCGAACGAGAAGGGCACGCCGTCGGCGGAGCCCGTGGTGAAGCCCGAGGAGCCGGGGATGCTCGGGCAGGTGGCGAAGTTCGGCGGCGGGCTCACCGACATCGCGAAGAAGATCTACGAGGGTCCGGGGAAGCGGGTGGATCTCACCGAACTGGCGCGCAAGCGCGGCATGGTGGAGCGGCAGGAGGATCTCACCAAGCGGCTCCAGGCCGTCTCCCCGGCGTT